TGCTAAACTTTTCTTTGCAGGATGCTCAAGGAAACGCTTTTGATTTGACGGGCAATTCCGGCTTGTTATTCAGGGCTCAGAGAAATGGGATTACTCAATTAAAGTTCTCTAATGCAATGGCTGTCACGGGTTTGCCGACAGCTGGTACTTGTTCGTACACGGTAGGTCAGACCGACTTTGATACAGCGGGAATTTACAACGCAGAAATACAGGTTAGCTTTGGTTCTGAAGTTATTACGTTTTCAAATATTCAGGTCAATGTTTCACCAAAAGTGCCATATTAAAAAATATAGAAATATCACGTATAATTAATCACGCATGGCAAAGAAACACGATATTTTCCCACTTATCTGGAAGTCACAATTTTCGATAACGAAAGAGACTATCGGAGCTCTTATTAAAGAGTTGAACGACGAACTGCGTTATCAATCTACAGTTGTCTTACCAAGAACAGTTGGAATCAATCAACGACAAACTTTAAAGAGTATTCAACAACTTCGCGAACGACGCGATGAGTTAGTAAAGATGTACATAAAGTCGTATGACGACCACCGTCATCCACGTTCTGGCACAGAAATAGATATGCCTTCTGAAGCTGCAGAAGTAACTCCTGACGCAGACAAACACTGGGGCGTTCAAACTGAAGAATCGGTAAGAGCTTCTGTCGGGAAGTCGTTTAGAAAGACTGTGACGACAAAAATGGATGAATTGAAATCTCTTTATCAGAGAGCTTGGGGTTCAACGATGGGACTGCAGGATTTAGAAAAAATGTCAGAGACAGAAGTGGATGAAAACATCGGCGCGCTAAAGGCAATTTTTGACGATTTACGATAATTATGGATTTTAAAACTTTTAAAAAAGCTAGTGAATTAAGAAAGGGAGATGTTATTGTAGCCGGTAAGATTAACGATTCTATTCAGTCAATAAACTACTTGAAATCTAAGACAAATACTGTTATAAAAATAACAGGGAGAACTTTTAATTATAATCTAAGTCCAAATGATAAAGTAGAAATCTATGACGTTGAGAAAGAACTTTCTGTTTTAACCCCGTCGGATTTAGCAAAAATTGATAGAGAACTCATGAAATCTGCTTTGAGAAAGCAGGACAACCCGTTTGCTATTTGCACTGATTCTGTGGGAAACCAGGATTCTGCAAAGTATGAAAGATGTGTTCAACACGTGAAAGCTAAATATGGAAAAGACTGGAACGCAGAACACGAGAACATGAATACTGATTTGATGTCGACGTCTGACCAGAGGATGGATACAGTAAGGCCAGATTTGACAGATGACACGACCTCTGCTGACATGATGGATACGAGAAGGGTAGTAGGCAAAGTTATCGGTTCTAATGCAAAAGACAGAATGGTAAACGAAGCAATAATACTTTTGATGAGAGGCAAATCGTTTGGTCTTTCCGGAAAATCAAAATCGAATGCTTTGCAAGCTTTAAAGACAGTGGACGAAGAAGGGAAATATAAATCTGAATATCCTCAGATGGTTGAATTTATTGTCAACCAATTTAAGGAAGCTAATAAATCTCAACTTCAAAAAGAAGTAATCCAAAAAATTTCTGATGCTCAAATAGAAGCTGACCCAGTTGACGCATATATTAGTGAAGGCGTTGGTTGGGGGCATATACGAGAAGTATTAGAAGACGCGGGATGGTCTGAAAGTGAAATAAAAAGTGTTGAACGAGCAATATACGATTAAGGTCGAAAAAACTAATTTATAAATATTATGGCAAAACTACAACCACACGCAAACCCAAGAGTTCTTCCAATCCTTACAACTAATGTGCATTTATATTCAGTCAAACTTATCAATGACTACGATTATTCGTCTGTACTAATTAGTGCTGACACTGCAGCAGATGCACAGACGAGTGCAGTTGATGAATACCAGAGGCAGACAGGATTGCTTCCGAATAGTGCAATCGTTACTCTGATAAAATAAATGAAGTTCAAAGACGTTTGGAATAGTCTTAAAAAAGAAGACACAAACGATTCCTACGTTATCTCTAGATTCAAAGAGTTAAAAAGCGAAGGACTCGATGGTCTTGAATTAGAAAATATGCTCATCGCTGAGACGGGCCTTTCGAGAGAAAAGATAAGAACAATACTGGCCGTTTCAAAAGACGTAGGAGTAGATTATGCTGGACCGATACCTAAATCAGGGTTGGCTGCACAAGATTTAGAAGGAGATTCTTCATCGACAAAATCTCAAAAACACCCGGTAGCTATCGGTTTCAATGGAGACAAAGTGACAATTTTTTATAAAGATTCTAAAGAACTGATTGACAAAATGAGTGATAACCAATATGACAGTATCGCGGAAGCAATGTATCACAGAGAATATGACAATTTAAATACTCAAGAACAGGAAGAAGTTAGTGAAGCAGTTGAAGCTTTAGGGAAGCAAGCAGAAAAGACTAGCATTCAAAAACACCATTTTGAGAATGAGATTGGAAGTGAAGAAAAGGCTCATGCTCATTATCATGAGTTAGCTGACGAGAATCCCGAACACGGCTCAACATTAGATTCTATGGCTGAGGATGAAGCCGGCCACTCAAGAAAACTGAATGAAATGGAGTTGGAAGAGGAAGGTATAAAAATTGATAGCGAATCAAAAGAAAAATCTCAAGTTCAGAAAGAAGGATGGGATTTTGAACACGGTTCATTTCCGTCAGCGACAGAAGTTTCAAGAGTACTAAGAGAAGCTGGGATTAGAGTTCGAGTTTATCCTAGTTCTTATAAACATCATACTTCAATTGAAATTGACGATAAAGATGCTGGGCGTGCGAAAAAGATTTTAAGAGAGAAGGGTTTGTTAGAGAGTTGGATGAAATCTCAATCTCAAATAGAAAAGGTTCCTATAAGAGGTCCTTCTGTAAAATGCAAGTATTGCGATACAGAAGTTAAAGACGACAAAAAATCTAAAGAAGACCATTTCAAGATTTACCATCCAAGAATGGCAGTGAGTGACATCGATTCTTTGTTTGAAAAAGACATAAGAAATTATGGACAAAAAGTCAGTGCGGGAAATATCGTAGGAGCCAAAAAAGATACTAGTTCTTCTGAATACGATTTAGATGCAGACATGAATAATGTCAATACGATAGGAAATGAAACTCCAGTAGAAGAAACTTCAAATGATTCTAGCAGTCCATATGATATCGATGAGAAATACACGATGACTGGCCCAACTGGTGACACGAAGAAACACGCACAAGCGATAAAATTCGACGGGGAAAAAATTACAATATACTACACTGGTGGGGAAATTAAGAAATGCAGACCTTCTAAAGACATACAAGCAGACATCAGCAAGATTCAAGGTGTGTTGTATTCGGAATACGACCCATTTGAAAAGAAAGTACTATATACAAAGTTAAATCTATTAAGAGAAGAACTTTACGATGCACAAATAGAAGAGAAAAAGTTAGTTGATACGCAAACAAGGAAAGCTATGACATTTATGAAATCTCAAAAAACGCCGTCGTTTAAAGATGTTTGGATGCAGAAAGACTTATCAAATTCAGAAATGGAGAAATTGGTTGATGAGGTTACTGACAGGTTGCAAGACGGGGATTACAACTGGAAGGTAAAAGCAGTCAACTTTTTGAGGAGCAGGAGAAAAGGAATTTCTGAGGCAGAGATAGCCGAAATCTTAGATGCGGTTCAAGAGTCACCGGCTTTTAACGAGTAGAAAAAATATAAATAAACGCTAGTATAATTAATCTTCAAGGCAATAAATGAATACTACTTTTGTAGCAGAAAACGAACCGGGATTTCACTTTGACTTCCTTATTGAAAAAGCATTCGCTCCCGATGTTGAAGATTTAGTAGTCATTGGAGTGGCATCTACTCCAAACATAGACCACGACAAAGAGCGGATGGCTGAGCCCGCTTTGAAAAGGATGGCGAGGATAATCAATGAGAAATCTGTACCGTTGAGAGTAGAACACCAGAAAGGAAACGGTGCAATTGTCGGAGACGTTGATAAAGCTTGGATTGATGACAGAAATAAACTTTGGGTTCAAGCAACATTAGATAAGAACAATCCAGCTGCAATGATGCTACATAGTGCGTTGAAAGCTGGTGCGAAATTAGGATTGTCAGTTGGGGGTCGTGTTAAGAGAGCTGTTCAAGAGTTAAATGAAGGACAGGGTCAATTTATAAGAGCATTCCATGATGTAACTCTTGAAGAGGTTTCGGTTACACCCAGGCCATCGAATTATGACGCTTGGTTGTTAAACAAGAATTACATTGAAAAAGGTCAATCAGTTGACCATTTATATAATTCGCCTCTCTATGATGTTTTCTTATTTGAAAATCCAAAATTTGATTACTTGGCATCGATTGAAAAGTCGATACCAAAAGATGCTTGGAAAAAGGTCGAACCAGAAACTAATAACAATATAGTTATGGACATAAAAAACATAAAAAAGACAGAAACAACTGTAGAAGAGTCAACTAAACCGAAAGAGGAAAAAGCTGGTACGTCTGAGTCTCCTGTAGAACTTTATGAAGGAAAAGACGGACCAACGGCTGGTTTAGCTTCTAAAGCATATGTCGACCAGAAATTCGCAGATTTTTCAAAGACTGTTGCAGACGTTTTCAGAACTGAATTGAAGAAATTCACTGAGGAAGACGCAACTGGAACAACGAGAATGGCGGATGCTCCTCCAGCAGAAGAGCAGCCAGCCGATGACCAGCATCTTCCTGATGACAAAAAGGAAGAGAATCCTGCACAGGAAAGAGCCGTGAAGACTGGTGCTAATGGTTCTGATGAATTGGGTCAGAGAGAAAAGACCCCTGGCGCATCCATAAAGCAGCCAGCACATGACCAAGACAATCCTGACGGTGAGAAAAAAGAGAATCCTGCTCAGGTTAGAACAGTAAAGACAGCTAGAGAATATTTGCGTGACTTGGCTCTTCGAATGAGAAAGGACACTGTAGAAAGTTCAACTTCTCCTACGGCGGAGAATGAAACGAAAGAAAAGGCTGATACTTCTGAGAAGACTCCAGAATGGAATACTGCAGAAGGCAAGAAAGAAGAAAAGGCGGCGACAGAGACTTCTGCTGCAGCGACTTCTGAGGATTTACCTACTGCGCATAAAGCAGAGGACGACTCAGAAGATGATTCGTCTATGGGTCACAAAGAAGCAGATTATAAGCTACCCGAAATAAATCGCAATACTAAGAAACACGCAGATATCGATATGTTAGCTTTTTCGGTAGCAAAGTCAATTGACGATGCAGAAGCGAAATTTGCAAAATCAGGAAAAAGAGTTCCTGGCTTCAGACAGGTTATCGTTGATTTCATTCGTCAAGACTCTGAAATTCAGAAGTCAATCCGCGAGATGATGAGACAGCCGGGCGAAAAGAAATCAGTTATCGTGGGAACGCCTTACGCATTCTTGAAAGATGGAACACGTTTGAGATTAATTCCAGATGACGCTTTCGTTCAGAAGTCATTTGACCCGAAAGCAAACTTCAAAGAAACATATAAGACTTATTTCTCTTCTCAGCAAGACGGGAAAAGATAATTAATTGGTCAAAGATAAAGACCATATAAAACTCAGCTAAAAGAGCTTTGGCCTAAGTCGTGGTCGGTCGACAATCGCCCGTATTGTTAGATTATTCATCAAAACGATACAGGGATAACGAACATATTAGGCGAGTACTTTAACAAAAAACAAATGGATTTTTCTAGAATAGAAAAAGCATTGGATTTGTACGAGAAGAACGTTGACACAACCTTTGCGGGACCTGTTCCTACTTCTCTATTGGCTCGTCAAGAGTTGGAGCAAGCGATTGTTGTCCTATCGGACCGTTTGACTCCATTCCGCGACAGAGTAACGAGAATAAAGGGAGAAGGTTTGGCTCACTTGTGGAACCAGAGAACGCGTTTGGATACTACAGCTCAGGGACCTGCTGGTCTTACTCAGTTGTTTTATGCAGACGGCCAGTTGCCTCCACAGCTGGACCCAGCGTACGTGCAGAAGACTGCAGCTTACAAATACCTCGGCGTGACAGCAGTTATTACGGGCCCGATGATAGCATCAGGTCGTTCATACGCTGACATCGAGGCAGAAATTGCAGAATCTTCTCTTCGCGCTGTCATTCAGAATGAAGAATGGGCTATCTTCAAAGGTTCGAATGCAACTAACTCATTGTCGTTTGACGGCTTTGACGTTCAGTTGGTGACGAACGTTTCGGATTATGCAGCTGCAACTTTAGCGGCGACGGGTGTAACAATCCCGGCGTTTGATAAGTTGATTAAGCTAACAAGAAATCAAGGTGCTAATAGACTTGATGGAATCTATCTTTCATACGGACTACAAAACGTTGTGAATCAGATTGTTTCGTCAGCTGCTAGATACTACATTAACTTGGACGCTGGCGCGAATAACATCGTCGCTGGTGACAATGTGACTTCATACGCTTCGGCGCTTGGTCCTATCCCAGTTATTGGAGATTTCTTCTGCAACGCTGCGCTTCCTTATCCAATTGACCCGACAGGTTCATCTGGTACGCAGGGTAATGCAGTTTCAACTGTTTACTTCTTGCGCCACGATGAGCAGGGTGTTCAGATGGTAGACTTAATGCCTATCGGACGAACAGAATTGGCTAAGATTGCAGACACGATTCGATTCTACATCAATGAGTATACTGTCTTGGCAGTCAAGGCAGAACCTTGGTGCGGAATGCTTATCCATGTGAGTGACCCAGTCGTATAAAGACAATTTAACTTGTGACAGTTGGGTTCGTGCTTTCTTTCCGAGCAAGCAAGAACCCGCTGGAAAAGCTGTCACTGCATCGGAATATAGAAACCATTGGTTGAGAGGGCATAAAGCGCTCTCAAGTCATTCTAGAGGTTTCTAGAAGGTATTAGAAAGAGGTCTAATGACAGACAATGTTATAGTAGTCATCCACCACAATATAGCTAAAAGGATATATTGGCAAGACAAAGATTTGCCAACAAACACTGAAGTTGTGCTATCGTGGTCTGACTATGTTAAGCTTTCAAGATTATTTCTGGTGGATATAAAGAATCCGACAAGAGATTCTTATAACCCCCAACTTTGGAAAAACAAAATATACGGCTTCATCGGAGACGCTGATGCAAGTTCAGGATTTGGAAACTGTTCAGTCAATTTGCTGAGACAGTCTGTTTTGAATGGATATGACGTAAAGTGGATTGGGAGAGGATATGAAGTTCCAGAATTGGCTGCAGTTGCTCAGCAAAAGATTCCTCCCGACATGGGGGTTGTCTGGCATGAACAGCCCGGGCACAAGTGGAGGCAGTCACCTTTTGAAAGAAACATAGGGATTGTTCCATTTGAAACGACTCGAATACCTCCTAGTTGGGTTGACATTATAAATCAATTCAGTGCTCTTTTTGTTCCAAGCAAGCAAAACGTTCAGATGATGTTAGACAGCGGAATAAAAATACCGATTGAATTGATACATTGGGGAGTTAACGAGAAGCAGTTTAAAAAGGTCTCACGCATCTCTGATGATTTCTTTACTTTTGGCACGATGGGTTCTCTTTCAACGAGGAAGGGGACGGATTTATTAGTGAAAGCGTTTAGTTTAGCTTTCCCCATGAGAGACTTTAAAGATGTCAGACTAATCTGTAAAACTTCTTCTAATAGATACGATTTTTCTAGTCGTGACCCAAGAATATTTGTTCAAATGGGAGCAACTGATTTTCAAGACTTGATGAATACTTTTATAAAAAAGATTGATTGTTTTGTGTTTCCGACGAGAGGAGAAGGTTTTGGATTGCCACCTTTAGAAATGGCAGCATGCGGAATTCCCTCTATCGTTACCGGATGGAGCGGACCGTTGGAATATTTCAAACCCGAGATGGGCTGGTTATTAAATTACAAAATGGTAGAAGCTACAAGCTTCAGGGAAAAGATTTACCACGAACCATGCGGGGAATGGGCAGAACCAGACTTTGTTCAATTGATAGACACGATGAGATATGCGTATCATCATAAAGATGAAATAAAACAAAAAGGAGAATTTGCTGCTCAATATGTAGCAGATAATTGGACTTGGGACAAACAAATTCATCTTTACTTTGAGGCGCTCAGCAAACATCTTTGAGGAAAATATAGCTATTTTTCAAGTATAATTTATTTGATATGTCTCAACCTCAAATTCAGTCAGGATGGTGGCAATCTCCAGCTGGTTCTCCGTTAACTCCGACAGGAGCTGCTAAAGTTTCTGAAATTGATAATCCGTATATAACAAAAGACGAGTATATAGAATCTCCAGAAGCTTTTGGCGCGGGAATTACTGCAACGTCACCCGATGGTTTATATCAGAGCGGAATGCTCGATAAGATAATTTTAAGAGCTAGTTCTTTTGTAAACAGGTTTTGCAGAAGATGGTTTGATACTCAGACAATAGATGAGATTCATACTGGATTTACTGTGAAGCCTTTCAACCCAAGGCTTGTTACTGTTGTTTGCAGAAACGCGCCATTGCAAGCAATTAATAGTATTTATATCCAGGTTCTTCAGTGGTTCATTCAGGTTCAGACAACTCCATTACAGGGTAGTTATCTACAAATACAGCCAGATTGGGGAACATATAAAATTGTTCCTCTTTTGAGCACAGCTGGTTCGGGAACTGGTTCTCCAATTCCAGCTGAAATTCTTGATAAAGTGCCTCTTGGTGTTTTATGGACGAATTACACCTTTGGGTTTGGACAGGTAGTAACTGGTTATACGCTATCAAATATAGCTAATCAGCCAGGACAGTACACTACCTACCAAGCAAAAGATTATAACTATAGATTATGGGCGCCAAGTCAACCAGTGAATGTTTATGTTGGTCCCACTTTGGCTCTTCCTTCGGCATACTCTATAGATTATCCGAATGGCATTGTTACTTTTTCGAGTGACTTAGGTTCACCTGCTGTAGTGACTACAGACTTTACGACCAATAACACATTGCCGTATGACATCAAGTATGCAGTTATCAAAATCGTAACGAAACAGATTCTTCAGGGAATGCAAAACCCAATGGGGTTTACTAGTATGAATATAGCTGGCTACAGTGTCAGTTATGGAGATGAATATATGAAAGAGATAAAAGAAATATTGGCTCCGTATAAGAGAAACGCGATAACGATAATTTAATGAGAAAGGGACAAGGCAGCAGTGCAAGTAAAGGGTCACGTGGAAGCAAGGGCTCAAGTAGTAAAGGCTCTAAAGGAAGTAAAGGGAGTCAAGGTAGTTCTGCAAGACGAAGAAAATGAACAAGAACCAAGACTGGATTGAGATGATGAGAAATCTAGAAGACTTATTGGGTACTGTCAAAATGACAGACAGAGAAAGAGAAAAGATTCTTGATTTGTTTATTAACTATGAAAGGAACCACCCAGGGTCAATTGACATAGAATCTTTTAAGTCTTTTGGAGAAAAATTATACAAGTATATTGGTAATCTGTCGGGACCAAAAAGAAAAACTAGAAAGGAAGCTGAAGACGACTTAGAGGATTTAAAAAAACAGGTGTACAGAGACGAGGGAAAAAAAGGAGTTTATTTTAGAGAAGAAAAAGTTGAAGAAAACGAAGATGGTACTTTTCAAGCATATCTTGAAAGTGCTTATTCGGGAAGATAAAAATGATAGCAGCAATTCTTACAGATACAGTAAATGTGACAAGACGTACGACAAATCCGTCGTATGACGCTTTGAATAACCCAGTCTACGGTTCTCCTGATACATGGCCGTTGGCTTATCAAAACGTAAGGGTTAGATTGGCATGGACGGGGAAAGCAATGGAGATTAAAAATACAGGAGAACTTATCTATCCGACAGCTACAATTTACTTACCCAAGAACATATCTGTTTTAGCAGAAGACAGAATCATAACGATTAGTTGTCCAGGGGTAGCAAAGGGAATAGAATACGTGGTAGAAGCAGTATGGCCTGCATACATAATGCATGGAGTTGTGGACCATTTTGAGGGGTCAATACACCTCCCGCTATAAGAATGAAAGAAGAATTTAAACAAAAGAGAAGAGAAAGATTTATCTTAATGAATGAATCTAAAGAATTTCAAGAAAGGAATTCTAAGATAAAGAGGTCTAGATGGAAGAAGATAGAATGTTTAAATTGTCGCAATATATTTGAAGTTAGACCGGGTTGGTTGTGGAGAAAATACTGCTCTCAGAAATGCGCACATTCTGATTTCAAATTGTCTGAAGAAGGAAAGAGACGAATGGTGATTGTTGGTCATAAGTCTGGTGTAACAAGAAAGGAAAGAGGCTCACAAAAAGGTGTCAATCATCCGATGTTCGGCAAGAAAAATCCAGTTGCTGCTTTAAAGATTATAGAAACAATGCAATCTGGGAAAATGAAACGTGTTTTCAATACAAAACCAGAGATAGAAATGAAGAAGATTCTCGATGAATTGAACGAATACAATAAACCTCAGAAGAGAATTCATTCTTTTATGTTTGATTTCTTCATACCTAGAACTCACATGTTGATAGAAATAGACGGCGGATATTGGCATAATCTTCCCAAGACAATAGAAAGAGACAAGCAAAAACAAGAATACTGCGAGGCAAACGGGTATTCTCTATTTAGATTTTCTGACAAGAATTTAATGGAACAGAGAGAAAAAGTCAAATCTATAATGGTTTCTGCTTTATAATATGATTTCTATCTTTAAGACGTTCTGGAAGAACGAAGTCAGGTTTGAAAAGAAACTGACTACTGATGAGTTGGAAACAGTTAGGAGAGACATTCTAAGATTAACGGATATGAATAAGATTTCTAGTCAAATCATAGAATATCTTCAAAACAAATATCCAAAGCTGAAAGAGAAATGGCAAGCTGAAAGAGTGTATTGGACAGAATCAAAGAGGATGGATTCGTCTGATGTCAAAACTGATGCTCAAGAGATTGGATTGGAAAAGTTCATTGTCATGCCGAACACGAATGCTTGTGAATTGTGTATGAAAATAAGCGGTGGCGGAAAGAAAGTTTTTAAACGTGCAGATATGGTCTATAAAGGAAGAGCGTTCCCTCCTTGCCACCCCAACTGTCTATGTATTGTACTACCTTACGTAGAGTGATATGCTTAGACAATGAAAGAAGTCAATTGCAAGAATTGTAGTAAGAAGATATTAAGAACAAATTCTAGAGCTAAGGGGAATTGTTTTTGCGGACATTCTTGTCATTTGTTATACTATTATGACAAATTTCCTAAATGTAAAAAAGTTTTGACTAGAAATTGCAAAGAAGGGATGAGAAAGAAAATAGAAAGAGTAGGCTATTTAGTACCTATAGAAAATAGAAAGTTTGGCGATGATAACTATTCAAGAAATCCAGAATTCCGTAAATGGTTAAGTGAAACTAGGAGAGGCAAGAACAATCCTAATTGGGATAAGCATACTAATTTCTTAGGAGGAAAAACAGAATACAGAGGTTTCGACTGGCGGACTGCAAAGAAAGCATCTAAGCAAAGAGATGATTACAGATGTGTTTCTTGCGGCATGACAGAAGAAGAACATATCGCTAAGTGTGGTCAGGGCTTACAAATAGACCACATAATTCCTTATAAAGTATCAAAAGATAATTCTTTAAATAACCTTCAAACTCTATGTTCTCTCTGTCATGGAAAGAAATGGAAGCATGATTATTATGTCATAAAGGAGGCAGTTTCTCTGGTATAATAGTTATGAATGAACAAGTTGCATAAAACAGTCGATTTATCGCATGCTCTAATTTCTTTTCGTGAAGAATTGGGTCAATTGGACGTACCTCAAAGTGAAAGGGTAAAATATCTGAATCAATTCAAACGATACTTTGAAAATTCATGGGATTACGATTTGACTGTAGCTAGAGTATTCGATGAGATTATGAATAGAACCAGTAGAAGAAAGAAAAGCGCTTTTAAAAACTATTGGAAAAATAACATTTCGAAAGACAATCTTGAAGCTCAAGAAGTAGCTCAACAGATTTATGAAGAAGAGAAAGCAAAGGGAACTGATTGGAAAAGAATATTTTCAAAAATAGTTAAGGCTTTGGTTGTGGGATTGGGGATTTTATTCGTAGAAGCAATAGTTATAGCAAATAGAATAGGAAAAAAATGAAAGGTTCATATAATTTTATAAAAGTCAAAGGTTTAGATAACGCGAAGAAACAAATCGTTCAAGCTCTTTTTGAATCAAGAAAAGAAGTAAAAGACGGAGTAGACCAAGTTATCGACATTGTTTACAGAACAGCAAGAGCAAAGAGACCAATGATACACTTGGTTCGCATAGGAGGAAGAGACGAGAAATACATTGGAAAAAAAATACCTAAAGATTTAAGAGAGGGTTTTAGAACAAGAAGTGTATCTGACCCTGATGCAAAATTCGGTGTACCTGTCAGAACAGGAAGATTAAGAGATAGCATTGAGAAAGAATCTCACTATATTGGGCCAATGTCAGTGAAAGGAAGGGTTTGGTCAGATGAAAAATATGCTAGTTACGTAGAAAGAGGAACTTCAAAAATGTCTCCTAGACCATATATGCGACCGGCATTTGATTTAAACAGGGAAGTCATAAGAAAGATTCTAGGGAATGAAAAGGAATTGGGAGAAACTCAAACAAGATAAAAATGCTTGATGTATTAGAAAAAGAAATAGCATTGATAACGTCAGATTCTACTTTGGCTACTTTCATGAACACGTCTACTCCAAATAGAAAAATCTTTACTGGCCCAGTTGACATAGTAAAAGAAATGCAGGGTACTTTGGGTTTTCCGTTAATGAATCTAATAGCGATATCAGAATCATTCAGAACAATACCTCAGGGAGCAAGAGATTCTAGGATTCAGATAGATATATGGTCAAGAAATTCAGAATTAGAAGTTCAAAACATTTATGAAAGGATACAGACTCTTCTCAATTTTCAAAGTGGTGACATTAACACGTCTCATGTTTTCTGGCAACGTTCGTCGGGAATGTCGTCAGATTATGAAACAGATGTTCGATTATGGCATTGGTCATGTGATTTTGTCGTATGGTCAATATAACTAAAGGTCGTTAAAATCAAAAATAAAACATTAAATGGGAGCATTTACAACAGGAGGAACGCCAGTCAAACAAAGATACGTATTCAATTACGGATACATTGATTTTGGTTCTAACAGACTAAACGCGATTGAAAACGTAACTCTTACATATGAATTCAGTGTTGCAGACATTTACGTTCTTGGTTCAATTATAAGACAAGACATAGCGCGACATACTGCTAAAGTTTCTTTGGAAGGGACAATGAAATCATATTCACCAGAATTGGAAGAACTTGCATTGGGCTCTTCAACCATTTCTACTCCTCAAGAAATAGACCTTCTTGACGGACAGCCAACATTGTTAAATCCAGTCGTAACATTGTTTGACAGGAATGGAAATGAAATTCAATACCAATTCCAGAACGCGATGTTTATCAGCAACAAGTTGACAGCAAAGGCAGAAGATTACGGAATGTGGGACTTTAAGTTAGAAGCAATAACGGTGAAGGAGATTTACACTCCTTAGTTTTGAAACATCGGAATAAAATTGAAAAACAAATGTATGGACGAAAAAGAATTGTTCGAACTTGTCAACCCGCCTTTTCCGATTAAATTCGGAGGGAAGGAATATATGGTAAGAAAAGCTAATTTAGAAAAAGCTGTTCTTTACCAGATAAGAATAAAAGACCTTGTGAAAAACGATGACCCTGCAGTCGATTTAAAGATTGCGGCTTATTGTTTGTACCTTGTTCTAAAAGACGTAGACTCTTCAATAACAGAAGAATATGTCTTGCAAAACGCACCCGGCGATATCGACACAATAAAGTGTATAGAGACGCTGGGTTTTATGAGCCCGCAGAGAAAACTGAGGACGCAAATGGAGAGCAAGAATCTGTAAGTTTTTCTTACAAAAGATTATTTTCTCTAATCTCTGAAAAAACGGGTTGGACTCCTCAGCAAATTTCTAATTTGACTCTGAAACAAATCAGATTATATATTGAAGGATGGGCTTCTGTAACAGAAGAAACAAAGAACTTTGTACCTTCTAAAGAAGACATTCGATTCTTCAATGAAACAGCTGGAATCGAGAGAATATTAAAGAAAGAATAATTAATTTATGGCAGGAGTATCATTTGAAGTTGTGGCATCAATGGACCGTGCAATGGCCACTATTAAAAGTGGCACCCAAAAAATCTCTGGTTGGGTAACGGGTCTAGGAAAAAATAAAGTACCATGGGATGAGATTCTAACGGGCGCTCTTGACCCTGCAGCGGTCATAGGCGAAATAATGACTTTATTCGGTACTGCAGTATTATCAGTTGGTTCTTTTCAAGCTAGTTTACAAAGCGCAAGTACCGAAGGTTCTAATGCATTTAGTTCTAATATGGGACAAATGGGGCAGGCTGCCATTGATATGTCTTCAGCGACTGGCGCTTCATTAAGTAATTCTGCAGACGCTATGGCTAATGCTTCAGCTATGTGGTCAGACCCTTCTATGGCAAATGCTGTAGCAACTTTTTCAGATACTCTTTCGACGATGGGAGGGCAATTCGGAAATGCAGGAGATGACGCAAGATTGATGTCTCGAGTCTTAAAAACTTTTGGGATAACTGATGTTCCTACCGCTAATCAGGCAATGTATGATTTGTATACTGCTGCTAAGAATAGCGGAATGAGTTTTTCTGACTTTGCAAATACAATTGTAAGTACAGGGCCAAGTCTTAAAGCAAACAATATTGATTTACAAGGTGCAGTTGACACTCTGTCTTCTCTAGCGACGCAATCAGGAATGACTGCAGAAACCGCTAAAGCAGCTTTTTCTTCTTTTGCTGCAGATATAGAACCAGGCAATGTTGCGGGAAAAGCTTTACTAAAAACATTAAGTCCTGGAATTGCCAATGCTCTTAAAGATGGAAATATTACTACAGCGATGGCTGATTTGGAAAGAGGCTTTGTGAATGGCGGGCAAAAAGCAGCGATTATTGCACAACAAGCTGGATGGAATGGAGAAGCGATTGCTGCTATGACGGTTGCCGGAAAATCTCATTTAGAAGATTTAGGAAGGGGAGTATCAACACTTACCGATTTACAAGGCAAATTTAGCGGAAAATTTGAGGCGTCTTTAGATGATGTAGGAAAATTAGAAGTTGCTTGGAATAAGTTTCAAGCTCAATTTCTTACTACAATAGGTCCTTTAGGTGACGCAACGATAAAGTTCTTTACAACTATGTTAGATAACGGAACGTCAGTAATGAATGAGATGACGACTGATTGGAAAGGAGCTATTATGGATGTTACTGGGTCGATAATACCCGCTCTTCAACCAATATTTGATAATATAAAAAGTCAATCTCAATCTGCTCTTGCTGAAGCGCAAAATGAAACTACACTAACAACAATATTAAGCAATAAAGCGCTTCAAGGGAGTTTGGGTGGTATTGGAAATATTGGTGGATTAATGGGAGCCGTTGGAAGTAGTTCAGATAAGAATTTAGTGACAGAATTAATAAATGCTTTAAAAACAGGAAGCACGACTAACATGTCCAATATAAGTAATCAGTTAAATATTGGGACAATTAATACACAGAATCAATCTCCGCAACAAATAGAATCTGCTCTTTATGCAGCATTGTATAAAAAATTTCAAAATGGATAAATGGTATACAATTTAGCTCACGTTATAACATTGGATGGTTACAAATATTCTGTAGTTCAAAATACCTACACTCGTACTTGGGTGAGACAGTTTAATACGAACGTTACAGCGGGCGTGGTTCGATTGACGTTCGTTGATAGAGGGCCGGGATTGCAGGATTATAAAATGACTCTTGAATTAAGAAGTTGGCTTTCTAACTCATTACCATATACAAACGGAGTAACACAGACTTGGGACGTTCAATTGGCTAATTTAGAAGCTTCATACGGAAAGATTGCTAAGTCTTTACAATTCATAGATGCTTTCGGAAACGTGCCAGTTGTCCCAGGAACTTCTACTCCCTCTGGTATTTATTTTATTGATTTTCAACAGTCAATAGCAAGTTATTCGACCCCTGATAGACCTTCTGTTATGTGCGTCATCGAATTAGAAAATGCAGCTAATGTTGTAAACTAACGTGAACGCGCCTATTATTGAATTTCGCCAAAATGTTTACCCGTGGTCTACAGTTGCTCCGATAACTTATCAGCAAACAAAAGACTCTCTTACTGGAATTTCTTTTCCTATTTTAGCAGGAGAGAATTCTGATTTTTATAGTTTTAGAATTTATAATAATTTCGGTTTGAATTCAAATATCTCCGATGCTTATAATCTTACCGTCACGACATTTGACAATACTGGAGGTACGGGAACAACACAGTCTGTAGTTTTTCAAGATTGGTTGGTTGTAAAAGAAACTAGAGTAGGAGAAGGCGCCTCTGCACCCGGAGCTACAATCTATGACGTCTTTGCACAAACACCGCTGGCTATAGGAGGAGCAAATAGTGTGTATTTGATACCCGTCGGTTCTAATGCTTCATTGATACCAGAAATAAGAGCGGGAACGAATCACAATGGGTGCGGATTTGCAGAAATCCAATCTTATCTCCAGGTTCCTCCAACTGCTGGTTCTGGAACAATAAACTTTGCTATCGTCGTAAATTACGATTGGAATACCTAAAATGGAAATAGGAAAGAAAATAAAAAAAGAATCAAAAACTCTTATCGAGAGAGGCATTTCTTCCGATTCTTATTTTTATGCAAAGTTTACTGACGGTTCAGAGAGAAAAGAGCATGACACGAATTGGTCAGATTTTTCTGAAAAAAAAGAAGTTGAATTCATGGGAAGAAAAAAAATAGTATATGTCTCAAAACACTCTGTTAAAGAGTTAACGATAAAACACGGAAATCTGGAAACTACTATTGAAGTAGATACTGGAGAAGAGGTTTATCAATCTATAGTGTCTTCATCATTTTTAAGAAATGATAGTATCGTGGAACATAAGATTCTGGGTAGAAAGGTAGGAAAAATAAAAGACGGAAAGGTTATTGAAGAGAGATTTATTGATGGTCGAACGGGAGAAATTATTGGAATGAAGTTCTAAAAACTGTCAATGCCTTCTACTTTATATTTAACAGATACAGCTAATACTAATACTGAGAACTTTACCACAACGGGTTCAGTTACGTCTTGGACTGTCCCTGCTAATGTATTCAATATTACACTAACGATGACTGGGGGTGCCGGTCATGGAGGTGCACAAGGAGGGCAAGTGATTGGAACAGTCGAAGTAGTCCCGGGCACGACCTATTACTGGTATCTAGGAGCAAAAGGTGCAAGTAGTCATGCTGGCGGAATCCTATCTTGGTTCTCTACGCAAAATACTTTTGATACTGCGCACGTCTTGTTTGTTGCGGGTGCTGGTGGTGGTAGCGGTACTGTAGGAGGCGGTGGCGCCGGTGGAGGAACAACAGCTGATGGAGGCAGTAATGGAAGTTATGACGGCGGGACTCAAGCATATGGTGGTGGTGGCGGTACTCCGACAACAGGAGGGGCAGCAGGGCAAGGTCAGGGCCAGTACTTTGTCGGTGGTGCCGGTTCTGCTGGTGCTGGCGGCGGTGGTGGTGGCGGTACTGAGCCTGGAGGTAGTGGTGGAGGCGGATACTACGGTGGCGGTGGTGGTGCTGGAGTCAATGATTGCTATGCTGGTGGTGCCGGTGGTGGTGGAGGTTCTTCGTTTATAACCGCAAACGCATGGAATACTACTAATACTAAAGGTTACAATGCTGGTGCTGGTACTTTATCTATTCAGTATTATTACAGCGGCATTCATGACACACAATCGGAATCAGAAAGCACAAACGCATCAATGTCTTTAAGTACTGGTGTTATTTTTGATTTCGATTCGATTTCAGAAGTTATTTCAGTTTTCGAAGAGAATTTTGCAGAGGGAGGAGTTAACGCAACGGCTAATATCAGCAATTATGCATGGCTATCTTCATCTTTATTATCTGCACAACAATCTAACGCAATTAGGCCGATGGTAAAAGCTTTTATTATAGATGATAATATCTTACCTCAGACGACAATTACAGCGAATTCCATCGGCAATCCGTCTCAAGCAGTTTCTGCTCCAGACGGTTCTATTATAGCGATAGGGAAAGATTCTTCTAATAATCTTTCTTTGTGGAAAATAACTGATGGGACACAGGCTTCGCAATGGAATGCAGCATCTCCGACAAAAGTTTTGGTCGCTAGTGGAGCTTGGAACAGCAATCTAAACTGTTCAGTAGCAGTATCTGGATACATCAACGGAACTTATACTATAGATTTTTCTTTCTTTAAAAATGCAAGTACTCCATACGATTTATATTGGTCACGTTCAATAGACGGCGGAAGTACTTTTAGTGCGCCTGTAACAATATCTCCAACAATATCTTCTTCTTCAAATTATTGTTCTGTCGGCCAACCTTTATATGTCGATTCATCACATACAACGGGAATTGTTTTCTTTTTAAACTCACAGGGCGGCAGGCCAGGGATATCCTACTCTTATTATGACGGTTCTTCTTGGACACAGAACATATTCTTTAGCAATCAGTATTTTAATACTAGTACGACTACTGGAGAGTGGAACATAAATTCGTTAAGCAATGCTTACAATACCATTGACGGAATATATAGAATTGTTTTTAGCGGTTACCACTATATCTTTGAGAACACAACAATGAATTCTTTGTTTTTAGTTGAATTTCAAAAGATAACTTTATCTACAGCGACAGACATACAATCAGTTGCTTATCCAATATTGACTTCATTGGCTCCAGCAACTTCACAAATGGGAGGAACGAATATAACGACATGGGATATACCTCAATTAAACGTCGATTTGAACGGCACTCTATGGGTTACTTTTAGAGGGACAACTGCTTCTGGTATTGAAGAAGATGGGTCTTTTATAAGTAGTTATAATTTTTACTCATCATATTCAACTGATTGGAAACGGTTTACTTATCCAACTCCTTTTGTTTTTTCTGACGGAACTGTTTTTCCGACTTCTGCAACTTCTTTACAAACGTCTTATGTCAATCAAGGATTGAATTATTATTTGGCCGGAAATGCAAACGTTTGGCAGTGGAACCAACATCAAGTAGTAGCTGATGTTTCAGATGACGTATTGTCTTATCAGATTCAAGAACAAGCAAGTGGGCCATCGTCTGTGTCTCTAGATATAGGAAATTCTCCACCCAATGGAAAGTGGTATGGCTCTTCTCCCACTCAAACGGGTTATTCTGCGATTGCGCAAAATAATAAAATCATAATTTATCAGGGATTGTATACGGGAGTTTCAACGAACAATGGCTTTGAATACGTGCCAAGAGATACTTATTATGTCGATTCTATTGTTCAGAATATAAAAAGCAACACGAATGATTTGACCGTGTCGGGCAGAGATTTTTATAAACTTTTAAAAACCACAGTATCAAGATGGCAATATTCATGGAGCGCGTTGGATTACGTTGTTGATACTTTTAATACGGGACTAAACAGTTGGAATCAAGTTTCTGGCTTTTGGTCGACGACGACATTAAACAATAACAATGTGTCTACTTCTTCTCCATATGGTTGGTTCGCACAAGCAGCTCATCCAACAGCGAATGATTCAGTATTAAGCTTAGCAAACGTAGATTTGAAATCATACGGTTCTTGGATGCAAGTAGCTATGACATTACCACAACCAGGTTCTACTGGAGATTACATGGCTGTTTATCCTTTATTTGTTGATTTGAATAATTTTGTAAGGGTCAAGGTATATTCAAATGGTTCGTCGTGGGATGTCACAATAGAAAAGTACGTGCAAGGGGCTAGAATTGATAATGTATCTGTTCTTAGCGGATACAATTTTGGAGCAGCTAGATATATATATGTCGGTTGGAGAATGTATAGTTACAGTCTCTTTGACTTATATTTGACAGAGAACCAATTGACAGATGCTCAATTAGGAGCGATAAACTTAGGAGGATTGGCTTCTTGGAACATTGTTAAAGTTGGATATAATATAAGCGGTTTAACGTCTTACCTCAATAGCGTGTCTACTGTTGCACTGGGAGCTTATGTCGCGGCTCAAAATGTTACTATTCCTCAATTTGCAAATTTTAAATTCATGCAATTAAAGCCTAACAATTCCATAAAGGACGTTGTTAAAAACGTGGGAACTTTAACAGGAATAACTAATTATAAAGTTCAAGATTTATTTGATGAATATATGTTTAATACTTCTTCAACTTGGACGGGAAGTTTTACCAATCAAAATAGAATATTAAATGTCCCAGCTAATAGTTTAGCATTATATAATCAAACGACTCTTCAAAATGGGTCAATAGAATTTGATGCAAAGTTTACGAAAGTGGGTTCACCAACTTCTTCTGGATTTAATTTGATTTTCAGAAGCCAGAGTTCATCATCTGATACAACCAGCTATTATGCGACTATAAGAGACACAGTGATAAGCGGAAATAATTTTTTGAATGCAGAATTTAATTTCAATAATGCTTTCTTTTCTACTTATAACGTTTTACCGATGGCAACAACTGGGACGAATACAGCGAATAATTCAAATCCTCTAAATATAGACGTGACTAAGTGGCATCATTACAAGTTAACATTAAATGGTTCACAGTGGATGTTTTTAGAAATAGACGGAAACATGGTACTTGCTTGGTACGATAATAATAACGACTCAACGTACCCTACTTCTCCGATAACTACAGGAGGATATGTCGGGTTTAGAACTTTTGCAAATACGACGCTGCAAGTGAAAAACTTGACTAGCAATCTTTTCTATCAACAAGTTCAATCATTTTCTATCAATCCCGGAGATGACCCAGAAGACAATATTGACAACGCTAGAATAATACACGGGTACTATTTTTCTGATTTGTTTGGAAGATTTGTTCTAAAACTGTTGTCTCCAAGCGACCCTTCAACATATACGTATAATAATTTGATAACTAAATGGGGCACTCAGAATTCAGATATTGAGTGGGTAAATACTGTCGTCGTCGTTGGTGCAAATGGGATAACAGCTACTGCTACAGACAATGTTTCTTTAGGTTCTACTTTTGCTACTAGAAATTCAGTAGTTGTTGACTATACAATTACTACGTATGTACAAGCTCAACAGAGAGCTTCACAAGTTTTAATACAAGCAAAACAGCAGAGAATACAAAGTAATCCAATACAGACTAATAACTTAGGAGCTCAGCTACTTGATGTATCTACTTTCATAAATACAGATGCCAATCAAAATGGAGCGCTTAGAGTATATAGTCAAACAATAAGTTATGGTGCTAATGGAAATACAGATGAAATCAGTTTAGGTTTAGGTCAGGTGTTATCAAGTTAAAATGATAAACAAATCTTTTAAAACTTTTTATAAGGAGCAGACAGCAAAATTACAACCAGTAATTTCTAGACAGGGTGTTATAACCAAATTGAATATTACTGCTTGGACCGCTGACGTCCAAATTGTGGGAAATAACCAATCTGTTTTGAAAAACGTACCTTTGTCTAGTGCGATACCGATAAATATTTTGGTTGGGGACAAAGTTATATTGGACACTTTACAAGAAAACAGTCCTTCATCTAATACGGGTGGTGTAGTAGTTGCGTATATGTACGGAAGAAAAGCACAGAGTCTCAATAGGGTTAATTCTGGAGTTGCATCTGTACCTGCTAATACGAGTGCTTATCCAGTTGCTCATGGATTGGGAATAACGCCCAATCTTGTTTCAGTAAGCTCTCCAGCAGCTTTTGTTCCCGGCTCGCCGGGGTCAGTGGCAAGTGTTTATTTCAATTCTGCTGATGCTATATATATTTATGTCGACAATTTTTCCGGTGGAGGCTCACGTCCTGCTTATTGGGCAGCAGCTTATATATCTAATTAAGATACTAAAAACCACGAATTTCTCCGTGGTTTTTAATTTCCTCTAGCTCAATTGTTTTTAGCAATTACCACCCTCCGCCAGGAGTTGGCCAAAAAGAGTAAGTTGCATAGGTTTTGTTATAATTCCCGCCATTCAGGAATATATTAAGTCCCATCGGTGAGGGAAGATTACCAACTATTTGGTAAATATTGCTTCCGCGTGTTGAGAAGTAAGCCCATGCACAAGGGTCTATTGTTCTATTCGGCCCAGTAGGACCGCCTTGATGAACAGACGACAGAGGCAAATTGTAATCAGTGTTATACCCGTTGTTAATGGGTTGAGTGAATGATGTTGTTGCATCAGGCCCAGATACAATTGCCTCTTGGATGTCTATAGACGTTAATCCATCCATACCAGTTCCGTGAACTTCAACAGTATATCCAGTACTCAAGTTTCCCACGATGTCTACTTGGTCAAACTGGGGGGCTTGGCCGCACGTTCCCGTTTGTACAGTTGATGCTGGAGTTGTCGTTGTTTCCGGTGTTCCTTGATTAGCGGTTGTCGTGGAAGGCTGAAGTTGGGGTAACAAACTATTCAATTGTTCTAACGTTGAACTACTAGTTGTAGTAGCTGTTTCTCCTGTCGACGTCGAAACTGTTGTCTGAGTCTGAAGAGACTGTAGTTGCTGATACAAAGAAATCACTTGTTTGATTAGAGAGATAAGCACTACTCTTATTTGGTCGTCAGTCAATACTGGACTTGTCGTTTGCGCGTGTACTATGGGAATGCTAACATTAAGCATTACGAATAGTACGAGGGAAACGATGATTTTTTTCATGTTTATTTTTTGATTTATTTCCCGACCTTTAGTTATATAATATACTGTTTTATTGAAAAAGTAAATAGGCTAAATAATATGATGATTATTGATTAAAAAATACTAGTAAAATCTAGTACAATTATACATATGGATAATATACTAGACGAATCTAAGTTAGGCAAAGGTGCTGTACCTGATTATATTTTTCCATGGGATGCAAAATGGGAAGATATAGCAATCGCACGTGGTTCAGCGCCATTCGATTGGACAGCGGGCATAGATATAGAAGCCAATCTGGCTTCTGTTTTAAATAATCCAAGTTTTAAATTACCAGTAAAAAATCAGAATGGGTCTGGTTCTTGTGGGGGACAGGCGTGGTCTCAATATTCTGGAGTGCTTGAGGCTTTTTTTGATAAAACATTTGAAGAACGTTCAGCTAAATATATTTATTCTCAAACATTTGTTTCACCTGATGGCGGGTCGAATGGAAGAGACAATTCAAATATTTGTATAAATCAAGGGGTATCAGTAGAAGTTCTTTGCCCTTCGTATGATAATGGCCAGCCGCCTTCTGAATCATACATGGAAAGACCACAAGATATTACGCAGGTAGCAAGAACAGATGCGTCGACTGATAGAGAATTGTCTGCTGCTGTAGTGAATTCAGAAAATATTGACTCCGTCGCACAAGCTATTAGAGATAACTACGGCTGTGTTCTTGGAGTAGCAGGTACTAATAATGGAACATGGCTTTCTTCTTTCCCTCAACCCCCGAATACGACAGATGTCCTTTGGGGTCATTGGCTATATGCTGGAAAAGCAAAAATGATAGATGGGAAAAAATATATTGGCGTGATAAATTCTTGGGGTGCGGACGTGGGAGAGAATGGTTGGCAGTGGCTCGGAGAAGAATATTTTAATGCAACAGATATTTTCAATGTTTGGACGATGGTATTCAATGAGAAATCATCTATGCAATTTAAACATGACTTCTTAGTAAATCTAAAGATGGGAGATAAGAGTTCTGAAGTATCTTCTTTACAAGAAGCTCTTAAAATAGATGGAGAATTTACTGTCAATCCCACTGGATTTTATGGAGAAATCACCAGGCAATCTGTACTGGCTTTTCAGAAAAAGTATGAGATTAACTCGCAAGGTACAAATGGGACAGTCGTTGGACCTCATACAAGACAAAAATTAAATGAAATATTCAACAAATAAAATGTCTGAAGAAACACAGAGTGACCATGACCGACTGATACGTATTGACCAGAAGGTTTCGGATTTGGTTACAAAAGTAGATGAGATTAAAAATAATAATATCGCTAGAATCAATGCTTTGGAAAAAGACAAAGCAGACCGTGCTGAAGTTCAAGAGTTACAAAAGAAAGTAAATGAAGACATAGAAAAAAGAGTTCTATTTCTAGAAAAGAAAGTGTCAAACTATTTTATCACAATAACAATTTATTCTGCAATTGGAGCAGCGATGGTCGGTCTCATTATTTACCACATTCTGTCGACAACACCAGCATCGATAACACCGTAAAGGTCGTAATTTATTAAAAAACAAATGACATTAAACGAGTTTCTTTTGGGAGGCGGTTTGGCCTTATTGGTGTCGGGATTTACTGAAGTATCTTCTTGGGTTACCAAAAAATTGACGGGTTCTCCATTGGACGGTTTTGCGGCTTTCTTCACAACGGTATTGTTTTCAGGTATAGGAGGTGCTGTATATTTCGCATATACTTCCTTGCCTTCAAACTATCTATTAGCGATGTCAGCTGCGGGAGGTACAATCTTTCTGGGAGCAAGTTTTGTTTTCCAAGTATTAATAAAGAACGTACCAGCTTTGCACGTCGTGCCAGACACGACTGCTACTAAATAAGAGATAAACAATAAAAGCTGGATATATCGTGTCCAGTCTTTTATTATAGCTTATATTGACAGCTTATTAACAGCCCGGGTATTTACAAAAAGAATTTTTCAGGAGTATAATTAATTAAAGTTAATATCGGAATTCGTCTAAAGCTACTAAAAGCTTTTAGTATTTTTAGAGGGAGGACGAACAAAGGGATGATTTATGCGATAGGTAGTGAATTGTCTCCCTGTACATGGAAAACAAAATATGGAAGAGGATTCTTGCAGTTGTTGCTTCCGGGCTTGCAATACTTGCACTATCGTGGTTATTACTTCAGATATTCGGAAAACCGAAAGTTATCAGTATTGTTCCAGTAGCTGAAGCAATTGACTCCCTTGGCAAAGGAGACGTGCCCATTGCGACTTCATCAACAGTCTTCTCCGTTTCCTATTGGCTTGCTTTACAATCTTCCACTTACAATTCATGGTCTTATCCAGATTTTCTAACAGGCGAACCACGTAAAATATTGCCTGACTTGATTCTTTGCGAATCGGGGGGGAATACTGCGGCATTAAATGAATGTGATAAAGACAAGACGGCGAGCTATGGTTTGTTGGAATTCAAACCGCATACGTTGTGGACGGAAGCAATCCACTATGGCTTAATTCCGACAAGTACGCCAGAGTCAGCCTTTAGAGTTAAGGGCAATCCAAAGTTACAGTCGGTTGAGCAAAGAAATAAAGAATTAATTTATAACGCTCAACTTCAAGTTCTCGTAGCAAGTCACATGATAATGGATAATTGGAAAGATGAAAAATTCTGGCTTCAGCAATTCCCGGGATGCTTCAAGATATACAGGAAAAAGTGGAAACTTTAGTAGGTATTTACAATTAGAATCTCTTATGGTAATATCGTGTGAGGCGGTACTAACATAGGAGATTACGCTTTGGCAGCTCATTGGAAATGAGCGTTCCCCTGAAGAGGGAAAGATAATGGTTCGATTCCATTCCGAAGCACTATGGCTTTATTAATATGTGAAAAATGTAAAGCTATAATAGGCCCTCTGGGTGCTGAGATTGACACAGAGGAAATGTTATGCAGAGACTGCGCGATAAAAAAATACGGCCAAGCGTACGTCGATAATGCGGAAAATATGTCAGAAGATATAGAGGAAGAAGGCGATGACTAGTTATTAACATGGGGGGCCTTTACAAAAAAATAATAGCAGTTTAGTATATAATCAGATATTCTAATAGCGTGGCCTCCGGGAGGTGTCGGCACTCCAAACGCTGACTCGATGGGTTCAACTCCTATTCACGCTGCAAAGCAGATGGCTCCACCAGCCACTGCGCCATAAATGGAAAATATGGTAACTCGGTGGCGATGTATTATAGAAGAAGCAAAGAGGAGAGGAAGATGCGACGTGCTGCAAGGAAGCAAGTCATCGACCATACTCTTGACAGAAAACGCTATAATGCATTGCATCCCCGAGGAAATAAAAAAGGCGGTCGGAGAAGAGGAAGTTCTTTTAAAGAATTGGCATATCGTTCAACGGTTAGGACACGGTTCTGATAAGACCGGGAAAATGGTTCAATTCCATTTATGCCAACGCGTCGGTAACACAGTGGTAGTGTGTCTGCCTTCCAAGCAGATTACGTGGGTTCGATTCCCATCCGGTGCTCCGGTATTAGAAATGTTGGAGACGACATGGAAGATACGCGACCTTTACAAAATGCGCAGTTAGTTTAACGGATAGAATTCTTGGCTTCGAACCAAGAGATGAGGGTCCGATTCCTTCACAGCGCACATAAGTAAGTTTGCTGGTTTGGAAAAGACTAAACCAGCCGACAGGGGAGAATCGAAAGATGCTGTCCAATGGAAACTAGGACAGGGTACTGCCTACGGGATGTACTTTCCGGACTCCGACGATTCTTGCTCTGTAAATGCCTCGCTAACTCAATTGGCAGAGTAGCTCCCTCTTAAGGAGAAAGTTGAAGGTCCGAATCCTTCGCGTGGCACAAGGGTGAAGATTGAACGCGGTACAATCTCACCTGGGGGTACCCATTTTTATCGCCTGTGTGCGTCGACCGATTGGTCGATGGCAACAGGCCTTGTCCCTGTCGTTCAATGGACAGGACGTATCTTTCCTAAAGATATAATCGAGGTTCGATTCCTCGTGGGGACACAAGGAAGTTGGGTGTGGTACACGCCAGTACGGTTGGTAGGGATTCCTACCCGTTACGTCACAATCTGGCAACACCAACTTCAATTGCCCTTGTCGTCCAATGGAAAGGACACAAAGCTTCTAACTTTGGAATCAGGGTTCGATTCCTTGCAGGGGTACGTGCTTCTAAAGCACTGGCGGTGTGGGGACGGGTGCAGTAATGTTCTCGTCATTCTCTCCCGGGATAGAAATGTCCCGTTATTGCTCCTTAGCTCGATTGGCAGAGCAGTCGCCTTTTAAGCGAAAAGGTGCGGGTTCGACTCCCGCAGGGGCAACAAAGACGGACAGTGATGAAAGGGCTACTTCGGTAAATCTAAATTGAAACCTTAGATTATTGGTTCGACTCCAATTTCCCCCACATAACGGGGGAAATAAAACCCTTACTACTTTTCTTCCGTTTTTATACCTCGTTAACTCATTGGCAGAGTGGCTGTTCTACACACAGTTCGCAGGGGGTTCGATTCCTCCACGGGGTACATGTTTCTTAATTGAGACATTGGTCGGGTGGTGACCTTCTGTTTAAACACAACGGGCAGTGACGTAACAGTTACTTCGTCAAATGGTATGACAATTCCCATCCAAGGAATTATCGTAGGTTCAATTCCTACAGTAATCAATCTGTTACATATTTTCTCCCGTTATAGGCAATTCGTTCAATGGTTAGGACCGCAATCTTATAAGTTGCGTACATTGGTTCGATTCCAATATTGCCTACAAGGTAATTGAGACCGAAAGGTTATGTAAAAATATCCTACCCATGTTGCAACTATTGGTGGTACGTTCTTATATAATCCACCTGAAGGGAATGGAGACCAATTACCAAGATTCTCCTGTAGGTCAATGGTAGACCGAGCGGCTGTTAACCGCTGAATGTTGGTTCGATTCCAACTGGGAGAGCAAGGTTCTCTGAATCGTAAGTAAGCAGTGTAGTGGTAAGGCGACCGTGTGACGTTCACGGTGTTATGAGGTTTTTGGTTCAGAGAACCGATAATTTCGCGGTGGTGGAACAGTAACCACGTCTGTCTCATAAGCAGAAGAAGAGGGGGCAGCACCCTCCTGCGAAACGCCCTACTAGTTTAGTGGCAGAACTACTCCCTTGTAACGAGTAGACGAAAGTTCGATTCTTTCGTAGGGCTCTGTCCTACCTGATTAGACGACCCGAGGTATGGTAAAGGCATACCTCAAATGCCTTCCTAGTTTAGTGGAAGAACACTGCTTTCGTAAAGCAGGAGCATAGGTTCGATTCCTATGGTTGGCTCTTGGATTTTTACGGCTTTTCCTACCTCTGTACAAGGTTCGAAAGTGGAAAACCGTATTGCGATAGTCGTATATTGGCAGTACGACGCCTTGCCAAGGCGTAAGAGGGAGTTCGATTCTCCTCTATTGCTCCACCGTCCCGAAGGAGCGCAGAAATCGGGAGGGAGGTTCTAGGGTCTTGATGGACGCATTAAGAAAACCGAACCCTATGCGCTCCACGCCGCCATGATGCTAGTGGTAACATGCTTTCATGGTAAGAAAGATTCGCAGGTTCGATTCCTGCTGGTGGCTCAAAGAAAAAGAAGAAGTGAAGAATGGTAAGAATTCTAGATAAAACTTACCGACTTCTTTTTCTAATGCGTTGGTAGTCCGGTAGGGGGCCGGGGCTGTCTGTAAAACAGTTGGTGGCTTAGCCCTCCCGATGGTTCGACTCCATCTCAACGCACAAAGCTATTGGTAATTCGTCGAGGAAAGGTTATTCTTTTCCCCGGCGAAGTACGTGCCGGATTAGCTGTTCGACAACTCAATCAGGGAGAGACGCGTATGAAACGCAGACGGAAGATGATTCAGATGGCGCGACACGACGACCCACAGACCAGCGTCTAGTCGCGAAACCGATGGAGGGGCAGGCGAAGCTTTGCCCCTCCAGATAATGGTGTTACTAGTGTAATTGGCAGCACTCCTCTTTGTGACAGAGTCAGTATGGGTTCGAGTCCCATGTATCACCCCACGGAAATTGGTGTATCAGCTGCACACATGTTTCGGGTACATGTTGGCTGAGTTCAACTCTCAGATTTCCGACCAGGCTATAGTGAAACGGCATCACACGTGTTTTGGGTACACGTTTTCTCGGTTCGAGTCCGAGTAGCTTGACAAGGTTTTCATTTAGCAATGCGGATAGCTTCGAAATGAAAACTGGTTTCCCTTCATCGTTTAACGGCAGGACGTTCCCCTGTCACGGGAAAGGAAGCGGTTCAATTCCGCTTGGAGGGGCAAAGAGATATCGTTGTGTCGGTTTCTTGTCGATGACGGATATCTCTAATGGCATCATCTGCTAGTCTGGACTAGGCAACGCGGTTTTCACCCGCGGAACATCGGTTCGAATCCGATTGGTGCTACTGAGACAAATAGTGAGATGGGTGAGAGGATTAAACCGGTAGTCTTGAAAACTACTAGCCCTTAATTGGACTCAAGCGTTCGAATCGCTTTCTCACTGCACAGAAAAAATCTTGCAGGTTCTGTGGTATAATACAGACATGAAGCTTGTAGGAGCTTGTTCTGGTAAGATGCACGTAAAGTCTTGTGGCAAGAGACACGCGTATTGTCTTATATGTAAACCCAATAGAAAGAATCCCGCAAAGGGAAACAGAAATTGGGGATTTAGAAATCACGATAGATTGGTAAAGGGAGCAGAAACGAAAATAAGAAATGGTTCTGCTGCTGGAGAAAACAATCCGAATTATCGTGGCGGAAAAATCAAACATAGTTTAGTTGGTTGGAATAGAGTTAGAAGACAAGTTTGGGAAAGAGATAAGTTGTGTAGAGTTTGCAATAAACTACCTCATAAAAACAGAAGATTTGATATTCATCATAGAATACCTAGAAGAAAAGGCGGTACAGATTCTTTAGAAAATCTTCTTGGAGTTCATCATGGATGTCACATGAAATTAGAAACTGGAAAAGTGGCCGAGAGGATTAAGGCGGTCGTCCCGAAAACGACTAATCCGCAAGGATTCACAAGTTCGAATCTTGTCTTTTCCGCATGGGCTTGTAATTGGCTTTGATTACGTTCGCCCTTTGATGTTGCGTTACCGACCATGGGAGCTGAGGTCGTTAAACTCGTTCTCAAAAATAAATGCTGAAAAACGCATTACACTTGCAGATTACTTAGGTATTTCTGCGACGCCTTTGCATTTGTCTGCTTACTCGTTTGTATAAGGTGTTATATAAGTAAGCTGGTGGAGCGGCCCGAATCCCCTTACAAGGAAAAGTTGCCAGTTCACAATTGGATATGTAACGTAGAAAATATTAAAGAAGCAATGTAAGACGGCGGTTCAACTCCGCCCAAGTCCACGGATTATTTAAGATGGGTTGACTGAGCGGCTTAAGGTGTCTCTTTGCTAAAGAGAAGGCCCTTCACGGGACCCAGTGGTTCGAATCCACTACCCATCGCTGAATAAATTAAAAAAATAAAAAATGTCAAACGTAACCATTTATTCAACACCAACTTGTTATTTTTGCAAAAAGGCAAAGGAATTTTTCAAGAAAAACAACATACAGTATGACGAGGTGAACGTTTCAGAATCAGAGAAATCTTTAGATGATTTCGTCAAAATGTCTGGAAGTAGAGCTGTCCCAGTTATCGTTATCAATGGAGAACAGTTTCTTGGATATGATGAAGAAGTTTTAAAGAAGAAATTGGCGATATCGACTAAAGGTTAGGTCGGTACCCTCTCAAGGTATAAATATGGGTTCGATTCCCATTATCGCTACTGGGTCGTAACCGCACGCACCGGTGATGGAACTGGGATACATATTCGTCTTAGAAACGAAGTTTTAGGGGTTCGACTCCCCTCTGGTGCACAGAGCTCTCTTGGTGGAATGGTAGACACAAACGCCTCAAAAGCGTTCGTCCGCAAGGGCAGTAGAGGTTCGACTCCTCTAGGGAGCACTATGATACGAAGGTGAGAGGCACGAGTAAAGTTATAGTTGGAGTGCGGTCCGAGTGGAACCTTAAGGTATTTTGACTATAACGTAAGCCCTAAACTCAATATCTCAAATCGTATCAGATTGCCATAGTGGCGGAATGGTATACGCGGAACACTTAAAACGTTCTGGCGAAAGTCATGTGGGTTCGACTCCCACCTATGGTACCGCCTTATCTTTCAATGGATAGGAAATCTCCCTGCGAAGGAGGAAATTGTGGTTCGATTCCACATGGGGCGACGGGCTTGTAGTGATAAAAGTAGCACGGGATACTTGCAATATCTCAGAGGCGGGGCAGTACCGCCCAGGTCCACATGGAATAGTTAAGTCTGGCTGGTAAAATGTACAACGACTTTTATGTCGTGCGTAAAAGGCAGAATAGGCCAGATAGATTATTCCTACTGATGAGAGAATGAAATGGTTCTCTTTCTTTAATTTCAATTCTGCCTTTATTGCCGAATCCTCTAATGGTAGGAGGACAAGCTCTGAACTTGAAAATGGAGGTTCGATTCCTTCTTCGGCAGCTGGAATGCAGGGTCGTCTAGTGGTAGGACCGGAGCCCTTGAAACTCTGTAGCTTGGTTCGAATCCAAGCCCTGCAGCCGTATTGACGTGGTAACCAAGTCTGGCCAGGTGGTTGCCTGCAAAGCAATCTTACGCGGGTTCAAATCCCGCCCACGTCTCAGTGTGATAAGCAACTATTAACTCCCGTAAAAGGGAGTTTTTAGTTTACAAAAATAAGATTATGTTGGTATAATATATATAGCTTGCAGTAACTAACCTCCTTAGAGTAGGTACAAGTAGTACGGGAGCTTCCACGGGGGCTCCCTCTTTTTTTATTAACAAAAAGAAAAATAGGTATATAATCAAAATGGCACCTTGCCAGGGAGATGATGTATGAAAGCTTTCGCTCCTACCGAGGTGAGGTATTCACCGTTCGAAAGGAGAAACCGTCTATGCCGATTAAGATTGAGTACACCTGCTGCAAGAACTGCAACATGTCTACTCCGAAAGACAATCCGGAATGTGTCCACTGCCACAAGCCGAAGGACTACGCTGTCCCCGTGACCATCATCGCACGCGGCGCTTCACAAGCCGCATCAGTCAGTCATCCTGCTACTCGCACCAGATAGACAGGAATCATTGGGGGCTCGTCTTGTAAGAGCCCCCGCAAAGTCTCTGAACCATCAGAGGCGTTTTAGTTTCTAGGTATTTTACTTCTAGAAAATGAAGGTATATTTTATCATTACGAACAATTTCTAGAAATCTTAGGTATAATATGTACATGCCGATGGGTATATACAAGAGAAAACCATTTACTAAAGAACACGTGAAAAAAATCGTGGCTTCTAAGAAGGGAATGAAATATAATATTGTCAATCCGCACGGACCTTATTCCGTAGAGGAAAAAAGAAAACTTAGCATCACTCTACATGGAGATAAATACAAGGACGACGATTTTTCTTTACCCTATCCGAAGCGTCTTAGATTAAGAGTACTCAATCATTACAGTAATGGAACTTTACAGTGCAAATGTTGTGGAGAAAAGATATATGAGTTTCTGTGTTTGGACCACATAAAGGGAGGCGGAAATAAAGAAAGGAAGAAGACTGGTTATGGCCCAAAACTCTATTTGTGGCTCATCAAAAACGATTTTCCCATTGGTTATCAAGTTTTGTGTCATAACTGCAATCTAGCAAAAGGATTTTACGGGAAGTGCCCTCATGTGGTAATATAGATTTAGTTCAAGACAGGGAGGCTGTCTATGAAGTTTAAAGAACTGGAACGTCTCATCGTTGCTGACTACAGGAAGCGAAAGCCGAGAAGGAAAAGATTGGCTAGATTTCTGTCAGTCGTTGAAGAAGTGGGAGAAGTTGCAGCCTGCTTCATTGCCAAACTTCAAAGAGACAACTACAAGAATTCAGATTTCGAAGAAGAAGTCGCTGACGTTTTCATGAACGTTGTCGCTCTTGCACGAGATTTGAAAGTCAATCTGGAAAAAGCTGTCATGAGAAAAATCCAGAAAGACAAGAAGAACAGGGGCGCTCCGATTTCTTAGGGGCGCCCATTTTTATTGATATATTCACATATATAAAGCGTGAAAAGTTAAGAACAGCCCCCGCCATTTACTTTTTCAGAGAACAGTATATTATATAACTATACGGAAGGGACAGCAGATTGAAAACTTAAAAGTTAGATTCCTAATCACTGGAGTAGCATAACAACCGGGCAGAAGTTAGAAGAACTACAACTTCCCCATGGTAATGCATTTAGCAGACAACGGGATTCGGCGGTGCATGGCGTATCTATGCATCTTGTGTTGAACGATTAAGGAGATGCATCTCCAAACACATTGAAAAAGAATAATAAAAATCTCCACTGCTATCGTATTGGCTAAGAACCAGGGTCATAAAAAAACTGATGAGGACAATCTCTTGGCGGAAGTGATAACGCTTCCGTAAGCCATCTTGCAACTGGTCGAGGGATATCGCCTCCTCCAGTAATTAGGAATCTAATATCTTGGTATCCCGCATACGGGGTCTTACCCGCAGTCTTGTACAAGCGAAAAATAGTCGAATCGGGCGAGTAGGACTCGGTATACGGGATATCACAATCCCGTTTCTCAGAATAGGAGAGAAATTCTCTGGAAAAAGATGATGGAGGTACACGGCCGATAAATCCCGTCGAAAATTAAGCTAGATGCTCCTAAATCTTGAAGTTCTGGGAAAATAAACTAAAGGTCGAGAAAAAACTAAAAACCATGCAAACCCAAAACTGGTTTGAAGTTTCTAAGCAGGGCTTGAAAGAATTACAAGCAGGTAAGCCCAAACATTATGCAGCAAGAGAGCTTGTTCAAAATGCTTGGGATGAGAACATTACCCTCTGCGACTTTAGGACAGATTACTCTCATGGTCTTGCCAATCTATTAGTTATAGATGATAACCCTGACGGTTTTCGAAATATTGCAGATGCTTTCACGTTATTTGCTCCGACAATAAAACGTTCAGACGCTGAAAAGCGGGGAAGGTTCAATCTAGGAGAAAAGCAAGTATTGGCGATAGCAAATTCTGCAATCATCAAAACTACGAAAGGTTCTGTAATCTTTTCAGAAGAAGGCAGAAGCCAGAGTAGAGAATCAACTAAAGTTGGTAGCGAGGTCAGTGTCAACATTAGGATGACACAAGAAGAATATGAAGAACTTCTCAAAGAAGTTAATACATATCTTCCACCAAAGGGAATTGTTTTCACTGTGAATGGTAAAAAAATCCCATTCAAAGAGCCTTACAAGGTAATTCCCGAAGTCTCGCTGTTGACAGAAATCGAATCTAATGGTGTTTTACGAAGGACAACTCGTAAGACGTCGGTTGAAGTTTACAGAACAGTTGGTCAAGCTAGATTGTACGAAATGGGTTTACCCGTCGTAGATATAGACTGCCAATTCAACGTAAACGTCAATCAGAAGATTCCTCTTTCAATAGACAGGGATACGGTTCCCCCGTCTTATCTGAAAGCGATATTTGCAGAGGTGCTCAATGCAACTCATGAAGATATTGCAGAAGAGGGTTCTTCAGCTGTATGGATTCGTGAAGCAACTTCAGATAAGAGGATAAGTGCTGAAGCTGTGAAGAATATTGTTGAGAAAAGATTCGGCAATAAAGTCGTTGTAGCTAATCCTTTCGATTCTCAAGCTAATGATGAAGCGATATCTCATGGATATAGAGTCATTAGAGGCAGAGAATTGTCGGAGGGAGAATGGGACAATGTCAAAAAAGCCGAAGCAATAAAATCTTCATCTGCAATATTCGGTAGCAATTACACTACGTCTAAACCGTATGACCCGGATGAGAATATGGTCAGGGTTGCAGACTTAGCGAAGAAAATTGCTAAAAAGTGTCTGGGAATTAACATCACTGTTAGTTTCGCATCGTGGGATGGTTCTGTATCAGCTCAATTCGGAGAAAAACATTTGAGCTTCAACGTACAGAATCTAGGCAAGAAGTTCTTTGAGAAACCCGTCAGTGAGCAAACGATAAATCTTATCGTTCACGAAATTGCTCACACGAATGGGAGCCACACTGAACATGCTTACCATGAGACCATCACGAAGTTAGCAGGTCAGCTAACTATGTTGGCACTTGAAGAACCCGAATTCTTCAAGTAAGTAACGGTTGCAGACGAGAGGGGCTTGGGGGTCGGGATACCGACAGTCGGCCTTCTCCCTGCAGGGAGCTTTATCGGCAACGGTTCGCTCTCACCCTCTCGTCTTATCGGGGAAATAAATTAATTCATTATAACTTAAATGAAAAACGTAATAAAGATTACTCAGGAAATACCAGTTAAAATGATAGCCAATCTTTTGTGCAATGCGCTCGAAGGTGGCTCTAATTACTGGTACATGATTGAGAAGAAAGTGGAACCTAAGAAAATAGAGTTTCACGAGAAAATAGGAGCTGACGCTACTATTCCCGCGTTGTGGATGCATGAATATCCTCTCAACCCGGGCGGAGCTTTGGTGTTAAGCGACCCGGAAGGTAAAGACAAAAACAAGAGATACTTGCTTGATGAGAAAGCAGTTGAACGCGGTCTTCAGTTGTTTGCTAATTCAAAGGAGATGTCTCATCATTGGGGTGACGTTTTGAAAGAGAGTGACGATGCTACGACAGCCGACGTCTTTCTCCAGTTCTGTGTGTTCGGTGAAGTAATCTATGGATAACATGGAAAAAGAACTTTGTCGTTGCGGGCATAATAGAGAATGGCACATGAACGGCGCTTCTACTCCTGTAGAAACTTCTTACCGTTGTCTGAAATGTGGTTGCAAAGAGTTCGTTAAGAAATGGGTCATGCCAGAATGGATGGAAAGGTATCGGTATGAAATTGGAAATACTGGCGGCAATTCAGTTGAGGACTTGATGAATGACCACGGTTCTAATCTCTTCAACAATTCGATAAAGTGTTTGTTAATATCTTCAGTTTCATCTCAGGTCAATTTACTTGAAAGGTTGAGAGAAAAAAACATCATCGCATGAATATCCAAGCTACCCAGAAATTGTTGAACATGATGAAAGAGCAAGCGTCTCTCTTGAAATCTGAAATCTCTCATGAAGTAGAAGATGGCCGAATAATGATTAATGAAGATGTCTATAGAGAATTCGATGATGGGTTGACAGAGTTAGAAAAAGACGTATCTGTCTCGTTGGTAAAATTGCATGAATTCGGCCGATTGAATTTCGGTAATAAAAGATTTGGCATAAATAAAAACAATGGATAATAACTTAACACTTAGAGAACTGTGTAAGAAAGCTCAAGACGTTGGCAAGATGGATAGCTTTCTGAAAGTGGGTGACATTCTTTTAGAAGAATTGAAGTTGTTAAAAAAAGAGAAAACCCTTTGTTTTTGCAAAAAACGTAAAGAAAAAGCAGAATTGATTGCGCGGATACATGATAAAATTGAAAAGCTATATGAAAATATAAAGGTCGATAAACAACAAATATCGAAATGAACACATCTACATTACAAAGTACAGTAAATATCGTCGGGAGCGCATTTGATGCGTTATCACAAAAACTGAAAATGCCTGCTGAACAATTATTTTCTTGGTCTATCCAGAATAACTATGCAGTAGCTATTCAAGACATTGTGATAAGTCTTCTTTGTGTCGTTGGGATTATCTATGCAGTCAAATACATTAAATGGGGAATAAAGAAAGACGAACGGGGAGATACTAAGATAAACGCTGATGATGGAATTGGATTTATTATCCTTGCTATTATAGCTGTTGTCTCTATTGCCATCTGTGCGTTAGTCATATTCAATGACGTCTATGACGCAATTCCCAGAATCTTTGCTCCTCAATTCCACGCATTGCAAGATTTAGTCGGTATGGTGAAATAAAAAATAGTCGAATAAAACAAAAAATAATCATGATAGCAGAAATTAGAAAATGGTTGAAAGATAAGAGAAAAACAGCAAAATTCTCTTATGTGTCAGGTTGGGAAATGGGCTTTACGAATCGCGTTGAAAGTTCTGATTTCATCCAGTCGTGGGGAGTTGAACTTATGGGTTCAACGACGAATACAACTGTTAGGTCTCCACAACAGACAGAGACGCGAATAGAAAAAAAACCGGTTGAAGTTGTACAGGAATTGTTTTCAGAAACTCCAGGTATGGACTTGAATAAACTTCCTGAGCAAATCAAGTTAGTCAAAAGGCGTCTTGATTTGTTAAAAGAAAAATTGCATTTTACCGCAGACGATGAGAAACAAGCCATCTATTTCTTAGAGGCTAGGAAGCTCTATAAGAAATATGAAGACAAATTCCATTGGGCTGTTACAACTATCTCAAAGATAGACGAATTGTGCAAGAAATACAAAGTGCAATGTGTTAGCTTCAACAGCTGGTATAAGACCTGTCCGACAGAAGCTCTTGACGCATTGGAGAAATACTCAGAAGCATATGACTTGGTTAGTCCTGAAACTACACCCGTTGTAAAACTCATTATTGACCAGGGAGGAAGAGAAACGAGGAAAGACCCA